TCCACCTAAACTTATTGACGAAGCAAAACGTTGTAAAATTAGGAATATTTCTGATTATGAGCATATTTGGGAAGGAAATCCTTTAGATTTTTCAAATGATTTCTTGTTTTCGGCAATAAAACTAGATAAATCTAAAAATATAACAATAAAAAATGATAATTATCGTAAAATACGTTGTATGTCAGTAGATTTAGCTGGAAATGGCGGAGATTTATGCGTTGCAAGTCTTATAGAGTCTAAAAGTTCTGTAGTGTGGGCGCTTGAAAAACAAGAGCATTGGAGTGAACCAGATACTGATATTACAAAAGGTAGAATTATTAATTTGTATTCAAAGTGGAAACCTGAATTGTTGATTTTAGACGCTGATGGGCTTGGTTATTCAATTTATGTGAGTATAAAAAATGTAATTCAAAATACAATAAAATTTAACGGTGCTGCGTCAAGCAACCGTCCTAATGCCCTAAACAGGCGCGCTGACGGATATTTGACATTAAAAGATTATATTGACAATGAATGGTTAAAAATTTCTTCTGATTTTACAATTTCTCAACTTGAATATATAAAAAAATCTTATAAACCTAACGGGCAAATTTTTATACAATCTAAAAAAGATATGAAGTCTGAACACGGTGAAAGCCCTGATTTTGCTGATAGTTTAATGATGGGGATTTATGCAATAAATTATTATTCATATTTAATAGATGAACAAGAAGAAACTGTAATTTTAGAGTCTAATTTTGACCCATATTCATAAGTCTTGAAAGGATATTAGTATGAATGACAATTTTAACAAGGCAATGTTGTATTTGTTTCAAGTAGAGGGTGGTTATGTAAATAACAAAAATGATAAAGGTGGTGCTACTAATTTAGGAATTACTCAAAAAACTTACAATGCTTTTCTTAAAAAATATGGGCTTATTGAAAAATCTGTTCGTGATATTTCTAAAAAAGAAGCAACTCAAATTTATTATGAAAATTATTGGATTAGTTCAACAGCTGATAAAATAAGTGATTTCCCACTCGCCTTAATAACTTTTGATTCTGCGGTTAATCATGGTGTTTCAATTGCAAAAACGCTTTTGAAACAGTCTAATAATGATTTTTATAAATTTTTAAACTTAAGAAAAGAAAAATATAAAGCTATAGTTCAAAAAAATCCGAGTCAAAAAGTATTTTATAAAGGTTGGTTAAACAGGCTTACCAGGTTAGAAAATTATCTAAAATTAGTATCGTAAAAAAGAAAGAGGAGAAAATGTGTACAAAAACAAAAATTTCAGTTTCAGATACTTCAAGTGATGAAGTTATAAAAACAGCTGTTCAAGCTGACGCTTCAACTCAAAAGGCAACTCAAACAAATAGAAGTGGTAATCGTGGTGTTGTATCAGACAACATAAAAACAACAAATAATGGACTAGAAGATGATATTTCAACTTCTAAAAAGAGATTATTAGGGGAATAATATGCAAAAAACGCTATATTCAAAAAAATATTTTAATATGAGAAAGGCTGAACTTGAAACAACTTACAATGTTTTAAAACAAGATTGGCAAGATTTGGCTGATTATTTTTTGCCTCGTTCTGTTAGGTTTCTTGCTAGAAATGTTAACAAGCAGCCTATTAAAAACAAAAAAATAAAAGATTCAACTCCGCTTATTGCTGTTCGTAATTTTTCATCTGGCATGATGTCAGGTGCAACAAGTCCTGCTACAAATTGGTTTAAAGTTAAAATTAGAAATTACGGAAAAGAAAATTCGTATGAAGTCAAAAAATGGTGCAATTGCGTTGAAAATCTTTTTCGAGATATTTTTAATTCTTCTAATTTGTATAGAATTTTGCCCTCTGTCTATAAACAAATAGGTGTTTTTGGGTTATCTGTTGTTGGATTATTAAATGATGAAAATACTATTTTAAGATGTCAGGTGCTTCCAATTGGTTCATACAGAATAGCAAAAAATCAAAAAGGTGATGTTGATACAATTTGCCGTGTTTATATGGAAACTGCAAAAAATATTTATGATACATTCGGGGAAAAAAATGTTTCAAAAGAAGTATTATCAGCTATAAATTCAAACAGATATGAAGAAATGTTTGAAGTAGTCCATTTTGTTGAGCCTAACAAAGATTTTATGCCTAATTCAGTTTGGGCTAAAGAAAAAAAGTTTGTTTCAGTTTATTATGAATCAAATTCAGGTGAAGAAAAATTTTTATCAAAAAGTGGGTTTGATAAATTCCCTTATGCAGTTTTTGAATCAGAAGTTAATGGTGAAGATGTTTATCCAAGTGAATGCCCTGGAGTAAATGCACTTCCTGACGTAAAACAACTTATGAGCATGATTATTGATGAGGGAAAAGCTGTAAAAAAGATGATAAGCCCAACCTACAAAGGGCCAGCGAGCTTGAAAAATAAGAAAATGATTGACGCTCCTGCTGCTTTTATAGAAGAAGATGAAAATGGTAGAGGGCTTTCTCCAATTTATGAAGTAAATCCAAGAGTTTTAGAGGTAGAATCAATTATTGAAAAATTAAAAGACTCAATAAAAGAAATTTTTTACAATGATTTATTTGCAATGATTTTAAATACCGCAGAGCGTTCTAGGACTGCAACCGAGGTAAACGAACTTAAAGAAGAAAAAATGGTGTTGTTATCGCCATTATTACAACAAATTCATAACGGATTAAATCAAATAATGGATTGGGTTTTTCAAGAATGTATAAATTTGAATATTTTACCTGAACCACCATCTGATATAATTGGTGCAAATATTGATATTGAGTTTGTTTCAACCTTAGCTCAAGCACAAAAAGCAGTAAAAATTTCTGCAATGGAAAGATTTACAACCTTTACAGTTAATTTAGCAAAAACTCTTGACCCTGCTTTGAAAAATAAATTAAACGCGAATAAAATTATTGATGATTATGCAGATTACGCTAATATTTCGCCTGAACAAATTGTGCCTACAAAAGAGGTTGAAAAATTAAAAAAGAAAGAAGAAGAAAGCGAAAAACAACAACAGGCAATTAATCAAGTAAAAGAGGGTTCTGAAATTATTAAAAATATCGCAGGAACAGACTCTTATGGAAGTGATTTACTTTCAAGATTGGGCTTGATGTAGTCAAAAATCAAATATTAAACTCTCTCTATTGATATAGAGGGAATATTGTTATTGCTTAAAAAGGAGAAAAGTATGTTTAATGAAGAAGTAGAAAAAACAACAAATTTAGGGGTTAATCCTTATGAAACAAAAGAGGAAATTCCAAAAGAACAATTAGAAACAAATGACGAAGTTAGTTATTTTGGCAAACCTGAAAAATATGATTATTCACAAGTACAACTTCCCGAAAACTATTGTTATGATGAAAATTTATTGAATGAATTTAACGAATTGGCTGGAAAATATAATCTTTCTCAAAGAGGTGCTGATGAACTTATGTCAATGGCAGTGAAGCTAACACAGTTAACGGGTGAAAATTACTCAAAAGCTATGGCGGAACAACAACGACAAACAATTGAAAACTACAAACGCACATTAGTAAATGACAGAGAGATTGGTGGTGTCAATTTCGATAAAACAATGAGGACTGCAAATATTGCCTATACTCAATTTGCTGATGATGAGGTGCAAAATTTATTACAAGCTAGCGGTTTAAATTGTCATCCTAAAATTGTAAAAATGTTTTATGAAATCGGCAAAAAAATGCAAAATGACAATATTTTAGGTGGAAATATTCCTGCAATCCCAAAAGAAAACAGGGAAGATATTTTATTCCCTACAATGTAGTGTTCGTAAAAAAGAAAGGAAAAAGTAATGACAACATTAGGTGCTAACTATTTGACTTTGGCAGATAGATTAAAAAGAACCGAAAATGGTAAAATAGCTGCTGAAATTATTGAGTTAATGTCTGAAACAAACGAAATTATCCAAGACGCAAACGTTTTACAATGTAATGATGGTTCAAGTCACATTACAACAATTAGAACAGGTTTGCCATCTGCTGTATTTAGAAATTTATATGGTTATGTTCCAAGCTCAAAATCTTCAACTGAACAAGTAAAAGATGTTACAGGCATGCTAGAAACATATTCTATTGTTGATGTTGATTTAGTTGATAAAGCGGAAAATCCAAAAGCTTTTAGGTTATCTGAATCTACTGCGTTTATTGAAGCAATGAATCAAAAACTTCAAGAAACAATTTTTTATGGAAGTATAAAAGAAAACGCTGCTGCATTTGATGGCTTAGCTGTGCGATATTCAAAAAAATCAACTGATGAAAAGAAAATAGGGTCTAATATTATTGACGCCGGGTCAAAAGGTAATGATAATACTTCAATTTGGTTTGTAACCTGGGGCGATTTGCATACTTCTTTATTGTATCCACAAGGAAGTCAAGCTGGAGTTCAACATAAAGATGATGGTGTTATGACTGAAACAAGTGCAACAGGTGGTAAAAGAAAAGTTTATCAAGACCATTTTAAAATGGACGTTGGTTTATCTGTAAGAGATTGGCGTTCAACTTGCCGTATTGCTAATATCGGGGTTAGTGATTTAGCTGGAAATTCTGCTGCAAATATTGAAGAACTTTTGAATAAAGCTTATTACAAAATTAGAAGATTTGCTAAAACTGGTAAAACAGCTATTTATTGCAATTCTACAGTTTTAATGTATTTTGAAGCTCAATTAAAATCAAAAACTAATGTAAACTTCACAATAAAAGAATATTTAAAAGAAAATATTTTACATTACAAAAATATTCCTATTCGTGAATGTGAACAAATTACTTGCAATGAAGAATTAGTATCTTAGGTTTTGAAAGGAAATAAAGATGATATTAGATGAACAAAGTTTGTTTTCAAACAATCAAATTGTAAATGGCAATGTAGTTTCAAATAACATACTTGATTTAGGTAAAAGAGAAGTATCTTTTGGAACTCCAATAGAGCTATTTATTATGGTAACTGAAACTTTTGATAATTTAACAAGTTTAAAAGTTGAAATTCAAACCGCTACAGATGAAGAATTTATTAATCCTTTAATTTTAGCTGAATATACTGTTTTACTTGAAAATTTGAAAAAAGGTGATGTTATTCCTGTTAAATTTTTTCCTAAAGGTAATTTGGGTTATGTTAGATTATATTATGCAGTTAATGGAACTACTCCAACAACTGGCAAAATTCTTGCTGGTATAGTAGATTCACAACAAGAAAGTTACCATAACGTGTAATATTAATCAAAGTAAACGCCATTTTGTGTGGCGTTTACTTTATTTTTTTGAAACAAATAGGAGGAGTAATGAATTATACAAAAGCAAAAATATTTAATCTTACATTAAAAAATTTAAGGGTGAGTGTTGGAATACAAAATGCGCAGCAATCTGATAAAAATACTGTTGTATTAAATG